GTATTAGCCGCCTTAATTCTCTTATTCTCTATCATTGAATTGATAGTGGTTAGGCTTCTGTTTTGAACTGAATCTGCTCTATTTAAAAACCTATTCCTTGCCTCTGCGTCGGGGATTGCACTGGCTCTGGATTCAACTGCCTTAGCAAATAAATCTCTCGCCTTTTCTCCGGCATTATCTAAATCGGGGTCTTGAAATATTTGATTATGAATCTTATTTGCATCGTCATTAAGTCCAGTAAGGCCGTTGCGAACATCCGTCATGCCCTGAACCTTCTTCATGTAATCACCAATAGCACCAATCCCCTCTGCTAAGTCAACAACCTCACCGCCGAGAGTAGCCGCAGTTTTAGGGTTGATAGGAGTCGGCTGTAATCCTTCTTGTGGGTATTCTTCTACAGGCACTTTTGGCACATTACACCTCTTATATTAGTTTTGCGACTGCTCCCAATATTCCCGTGGCTAATCCCATCTGACCTTTAGACTTGGCCATTGCCGCTTCATAGTTATCCATGTTAGCCGCCGATTCCGCATTAAACGTCGCCACCTGTTTATCATACTCATAATTCGTTGCCGTATCTAAAGCCACATCAAGAACGCTTCCCGATTGCTCAACTCCGGACTTTGCGTACATAGCTTTTTGAGTTGATAGAGTTTCTTCTTCTTTGCCGCTAATCTCTTCAACTTCAAATTGTCCCTTCATTAAAGCAAGACTGGCATTATATTCATATGCACCGGCCATTTCCTCGCCCTGCATATACGCACCGACGCCAGCCATTACGGAAGCACCTGCACCGATTATATTTCCAAAAGGAATTGAAGGGCCGGACGGAGAAGTAAATTCTGGTGGAGTATAGGGAGCCGTATTAGATTCGCTCAGATTATCTTCCGTCAATGTCCAACCGCTTATGTCTGATATTGTATCTGCCATTATTCACTCTTTCCAGCTTGGGTGTCAGTGTCAATAACGAGGGCTAATAACATAAATGGTAAAGGACTTGATTGTACTAATATCGGTTGCCACAACTCCGCAAAGAAAGATTCAAAGTCGAGACTAATGTCGCCCGTATATAAAGGCGGCGAAGAACCTGGTATCACGTCAGGATTTTGCGTCGAGTAGATTTGTTTATACATATTGTTAAGATTATCCCCGAACTGTCCGCCCAAGCTATTCCAAACCCTCGCTACAATTTTAAATATCTTTTTCTTTTTAGTTTGAGTGGTCATTCCCTGTATGGCTTCGCCCAAAGGTAACATCTTTAGAGTACCTGTATAGGGAAGACCGATATGAACTACTGCGGCAGGATTAGGTAAAGTAATCGAGCCACCCGCTACCAAGAAGGTTTGCTGTGCGGCAGGTAGTCCGCTATCTGCCACTACTGAAACGTATTCGCCATTAAGGTAGGAAAGCCCTGTAAAGGTCGTATTCATAGCCCTTGCCGCCCCACCAGAGAGGTAGGGAGTACATAAAACAGTGCTTATAGGGGTTCCAAACTCATCAGTCAACGTGAAAGTGTTAGTCGTTACGTTTGCCACTAAATAGGGGAAACCATTGATAGATTCCGTAACCGGTTGATTATTAACAGGATTAACTCCGGGGAAGGTCATACCAACCACCCCATCAATCCTCACACGCTGTCCGTTAGATAAGCCATGTGCGGGAGCCGTAACCACTCCCGGACTTGCTACCGAGATTCCCGTGATTGTTATGGGGTTGTTTATAGAAAGTGAAGCGTCAAGCCTGCAAGGTTCCCACGGATTTTGAAATAACTCCGGCGTAAACATTTCGATAAACTGAACGGGAGTCCCGTTGACAACCCTACTAACAGCCACATAAACAGCGTCATCGCCACCATCAACAGGTTCAATCGCCACGCTATTGTAAGTTCCATTACCCCCCGAAGTTGCCCCCGCAATAAATGTTACCCACCCAAAGACTTGTTGTTCCACATTACGAGTAAGTATCGCCATCTGCCCATCAAGTCGAGGAATCCAAAGGCGGTCATTAGGAGATTCTTGTCGAGCCATTTGAACTGCGCCACCACCGTCTCTCAAAATATGGTCAGCTAATAAAGTCATGTCCTCGGACTTATCCGAAGAAATAGTCCAGTCATAGATTAACTGCCTTAACTGAAATAAATTCGCTTGAACGAAAAAGCAATAAGCCCCAATAAGAGAAGCGTCCATAGGAGAAACGGCATAGTCAACGCCTAATGTTATATTCGGCGGCGAAGAAGGAGTAATCCCCGCAGAAGTCCCATCGGCGGCCGTAACAGTTCCCGATGTTGTTCCCATTCTCAATCCCTGTTGTGTGGACTTTAACCATCTAATCGCTTGTCCAACAGAGCTTGTGAAGTTATAGGCGTCCGAATCACCCGTTCCCCCAGGGGAAAAATTCTCGTAACCCCCTGTTGCTGACCCCCAAAATGTATTCGGTTGATAAGTAGTATTCGCAAAGACCAGTCTATCTTCGTGGAAACAACAGCAAGTAGGAAAGCCTCGAACAGTAGACCATGCTCCCTCTGCCCATTGTGTTGTTGCCGCACCACTCATTCCCAAATTTCCTATTGTACCGTCAGCTTGTCCTTGAACAACCCCTGTTACTACCGTAGCACTCGTATAGCCTGTAATTAAAACCGTTCCACCAAAGACCGCCCAATCCCCCGCCGCTAAATCCGCAAGGAAAGAACTTGAAGAAGTATTCGCTACAAGGCATTTATAAGTTACTCCGTTAAAGTAAACAATGAATCCAACGGGATAAGAAGCATTTGCCGTCCATTGAAGTGCGCCAACAGTATTGTTAATCTGCCATATTGACCCAACGTGTCCCGGCTGAAATAATCCTGTGGTTAATTTCCAATAGCCCGCCGCCAAGTCATTAGCAAAAGCGGTGGTAGTATAATATACGGTTATTGAAACTGAATTTACTGTAGCAGTTCCACCGGGTAATATACTCGCCGAAATCGCTACGCCAAAGCCAGAGGCATTAACATCTGTGGGAGTAAGAATTTCTCCCCATAAATCACTTACGGTTCCATAAGAAAATACATATGGATTGCCTATGCCAAAATAATTAAGTAGCTGAAAGACGACATCACCGCCACCACCGCCACCAACCTGTCCCCAAGGAACCCCAACAGAATGTTCCGTTCCCCCGATAGTCCCGCCTTTTACCAACTTTATAGAATTATCAGTAACTTGGGGGGAGCTCTTATTAAAAGTCCCGTTATTAGTAACATTAACAACAATCCCTACTATCGTAGCCCCCGCCGGAACTGCAAACCCAAAATTAGTGAATTTTAAATATTCAGTAGCAACTGTACTACCGCCTGAATTATTAGCAGTATTAGCAGGAAGAGTCCACGCCAAAGTCCCAACAGTCGCATCATTCGCAATCGTCGCAGGAGTGTTTGAAGTAAGATTTAAAATATTTCCAGAATAATTAGTTTGAATACAAAGATAAGTGCTTCCGCCGTAAGTAACAAAATCCCCCGGTATGTACTGCGTATTCACCGCCCACGCTGGTATCGTCGCTGTAAGCGTTGTCGCGCCTGTATCAGAAGAAGGCGTGATCGTAGTTGCACTTACATTTGAATCAAGAAACGGGCCACCGAGGAAATTAACCTGCTGTAACGTAAAAGAGTTCGCCGAAGTCCTTACAAGTTTAAAAGGCGGGTGATTAGGATGAGTAATGTACGATACGTCTTGTTTTCCGGCAAATTGTAATTGCCAAAGTTCAGGTTGAAAATAAGGAGAGGACAATACGACAGGATTTCCACCGGAAGTTATTATTCCGCCATTAGCAAAAAATCGTAGGTACTGATTCCCGAACTCAAGAATGTAGGACTGACTTATGGAATATTCAAACGGCTCAAGTCTTACGGGAGCTACTTGCCCTGCGGTTGCGACGTATTGAGAGCCTGGGCGATAGAACGCGGGGCCATGTTGAGAAATTAAAAAGTTCTCTAATATTGCCGCGCCGTCTCGGTAAATCGGCTTGGTCTGGTCGAACCTGCCAAGCGCTCTTTGGCTTATCTCTCCGATGGTAAAGGAACACTTTTCAAATGTTGAGGTCATAATTAAACATTCGGGTAAAAAGGATAATAGCCAATATTGCCGGAAGGATACCAGACATACGACGAGCTTCCAGCAAGCCGAGCGAAATCCCATTCATTTTGCTGGACTTGGTCGGGGCTACTTAACTGTCCATCTTCTGCCGCCGCTTCCAAAAACGCCGATTCCATTTCCGCTTTCATTCCTTGAGCATATTTCACTGCTTCTGCCAATTTAAAACAAGCCTCTTTCGCTAACTTACAAGCTAAATATTCATAGAATTTTGCTGAATACACTGTCGGGTCATCGTTATCAAAAATATATTTCATCATCAAACCAGTAGTATCTGATAACATAATCAGTCCGCTACCTTTAACATTCTCAAATTTAATTAGTGCGTAAGGAAAATTTACTTGATAAAGTTTTAAAAAATCAGGAGGTAAAGCGTAGGCAATAAGAACTCCGTCGCCAAAATTCAAATCAGGAATTGTTGTTGCAAGAGCAAGTTGTGTTAGGGAATAAGTTACTTGAGCAAAAGACCATGGGCATTGTTCTAAGCAATATCTCCTACACTGGTCATAAATCGCCGAAATCACTAAATCAGAACTCGAACCGTCCCCAAAATTAAAAACCTTTCCACCAATTTTGGAAAGGGCGTAGTTTGCTAAAGCTGTTTTGTTTTGTTGGGCGTTCATACCGTCTCCTTAAAATAAAGGACTATAGAGAGCGGTTAAACCCTCTATAGCCCTTATACTTAATTCGCCGCACAGGTACAAGTGCAAGTGCTTGAGCATGAAGCCGCCGCCGTACAATGCCCTAAAGCATGACCAGTTGTTAGACACAATACTGCTCCTGCTGTTCCAGACGACATAGTAATATCGCCAGCAGTAGTTAGGGTACTTGATAACGTAACAGCTCCAGTAACTGCTAAAGTACCGCTTACAGTTGCATTACCAGAACCAGAAATCGAAGTAGCCACTAAAGCAGCAAAACTTCCTGCCACCGGACTAACCCCACCAATTACTGCCCCATCAATCGTTCCTGACGTGATTGCCGCCACAGCTCCCGTAAGCGTGGAAGTCCCAAACGTCGAACCATCAAACGTATAGGTCGTCCCAGCTGGAAAATAAAGGTCTGTAGCCGTTCCTATTAAAGTCCCACCTACCCTAACACCAACAGACGCAAAGGCAGGAGTGGCTAAGAAAGCCAGTAGTGCTAAAAATAATAGAATCTTTTTCATACAAGCTCCTTTTTAAGAGGAGGAGTCTTGCGACTCCCCCTCTGCCGATTTTAGTCGATTGTGTACAGCATAATCAACCCGTACACCCCTGCGCTCGTCAATGACGCGCCCGCAGTAGTAACGAGAATCTGCGCGTCCGTATCGGTTGCTGTCGGTGACCAAACACCAGCCGTTATAGGATTAGTCCCAATAACATACGGGCCGGTTGTGGCCGAAGCCCATATGGAACTAATCAACGTCGAACCTGCCGCCGCCCATGCGGTTGATGCGCTTGCATAACGGGTCGCACTATCCAAGTCCCCGAGATTAAAAGTCAAGCTCGCCGTGGTTGTGCTGGCGTATGCAATAAATCCTAACACTACCATACCGGCTTCAAGGGTCGGGAAAAACTTAATCGTGCTTCCCGCGTCTTCACCTGAACCAACACCGATATAATAATCAATCATTACACGAACATTACCCCGAATATACCCAGGGGTCTGCCAATTACTGACACCGCCAGTATAAACGGCGTTCATCATTACCGCTTTAATTCCTGCTGTAGCACTCATATTAAACTCCTTTTAAAAAGGTTAACTCGATTTTACTAACTGTTCGGCTTCTTGAACATCGGTGAAAGATTCAACATTTTATTCTCCTTAAAAAGTAGCCTCGGTGCACGCGCATTGCACGATTCGGACTTCTTCTAACCTCGTAGCATTCATACACATACGAAGATACACCTGCCAAGCCATGTTTAAATCAACACGCTCGTCCAACCGTCCTTCTATGTCCTTCTGGATGGCCAGTTGCAACGCCCATCTCTGAAACGCGTAACAAAGCCTATGGCTCGATGCATCAGTGAGCAAGCGTTCAGAGCGGATGAAGCTGAATCCAACCCAGGTATTTACTTCACCTTGAACTAACGACTTCACCACATTGTAGTCACTTGAAGTAACTTCTGTGGTGTTTAACAAGTCCTCGACCTGCGCGGAGCCGGTAACAAAGAAACGGTCATCAGCTTCCACTTCGTTCACATCGAGCAACCTCTTGGCTGCCAAAACTTTCGCTTTGGACATACCATTGTTCGGTGTAAACGCATTGTAGGTGATTTGATTCGCGGCGAGAAAGGAAACGCCGGTTCCGCCGGTCTGACCGGTATAAGCCGTCCCACCCATAGCGGCGATAATTAAATCGTCTGTGGTGCGGTTCGCGGCGGCAATCTTCGCTTGCATCATCGTTGACTTAGGGTCAACAATCATCTGCAAGGCATCCTTCGGATCTTCCAAAGTGGCCGACACGAAGTAACGAGGGGAAACTGCCCTGCGCCTAAAGTCAGGCAACTGCACAGGGGTCGTGGCGTAACGGGTGACTAACTCCACCATCACGTCTTGATTGTACTGATCATAAAATTTGGTATTACCTACCCAATTGGTATCAACACGGACGGCTCCGCGAAGGCGAGTGTCCATTTGTTGTGCCAATAAATATATAGTGTTGCTGTACTCTTGCACCTGCACGACTGTCGGTGACCCCATAGTAAGCTCCTTATTAGATTTTTCTGTTTTTACAGATTGTCCGTTAGGGTCTGCTTTTTACTATGAGGTCTCGACGGGCGAGATTGTCTCTAATATCTCGAAGGAAGTTAAGGTTGAGTCTTATCGGTCGTCGTCCAGAATCGGGTTATGACTTGCGATATTCGTCAAGTGTCTTAATGGTTTCCTTCCATAATTCTTTGCCAAGTGCTACTGGTGCGCCCCGCTCCATTTCTAAACGTGAAGCGGTCTGTGCGAAGACTTCAGTGCATTTAATAAATAATTCGCAAATGTCGAAGTCCGTTAATTCTGTTTTACTACCAGAACTGCCTTGTGTCAAACTATTTACTTTTTTTCTTTCTTCTTTCATGAGAAGGCCGTTTCCGTTAAGTCATGATACTTCTTAACTGTCGCCACATGGTCTTTATGTTTCTCGTCATTAAACGCATGGGTCTTTCCTGTCTTGACAATATCACTCATCATCTCGTCGAGAGCTTTCTTCGCCCCTTCTTTGGTCTTTGTATCGGCACTTGTGCTTGTGTTCGCCCCTAACTTCCCAATGCTGTCCTCTGACAATAAGGAAGTAAGTTTGTGAATGGCCTTTAACTTTACAGGGTCGCCAGAAATTTCTTTCCCGAAATCATCAAGCCCAAGACGCTTAAAGACATTCTCAATGTTCGCCTTGTTCATATCATACTTGTCTGCCCATTCATTACGAAGGGCGGTCTCAACTTCTTTGGCCTTATCCGCACGAGCTTTATCGGCCTGAACCATACCGTTGTGCAAGCCCATAATAATATCCTGCTGTAACTTATCCGCGCGGTCTTGGTCAATATCCAACGCGTGAAGCCTTGTGGCTAAAAACTTCTGTGTACCTTCTGATGATATTCCAGCGTGAAGGTCTTTAAGAGTCGTAAACTTATACTCCTCAACTTTTGCCGGAGCGTGTTTAATAGTGCCAACAAGTTTCTTTGTCTCAATAAAACTTTTTGCTAAGTCGTTGACGTTTTTAAAAGTGGATAGAGAGGGGTCTTTACGGAGGTCTTCCGGCAATAAAGAAATATCCCCGCTTGAGGTTCGAGCGTTCAATTCGTGATACGCCTTCGCTAAATCATTCGGGGTTTCAAAAGACTTCGTTGATTCTGCGTATTCTGTTTGGATTCCTTCGATACTCATTTTACACCTGCCGTTTCTCCACTCCACGGTTGTAAAGTAGTACGGTCAACTTTCTTCCCTGTCTTAGAATCAATAACCCACGGCGACTTCTTCATAACCCGTTGAAAATTGTTTTTAAGAACAGTCGTCCTCATGGGGCTTGGGTCAGTATCACAAATTCCCTCTAACCTTTGAATGTCCGGCCCGTTCCTTCTTACCGCAAGAACCCTTAACTGCTGTCCGTCCTTCGTTAGAATAATATCATTCACTTCAACTGAATTGTCCATTAGGGTTCTCCTCTGGTTCTGGTACTGGGTTTATCATATTGTTGATATGCTTTATAACATTCTCCGAACCGACCTCGGTTAAGTCTTTCACGGGGGAATAAAAAAAGAATCTTCCCTTTAAATCTTCCAAGACCAATTTAGCGTCAGAGGTTTCAAACACTCGCTGGTACAGAAGCTCTAGTTCTCCCCGATTCATCCTGAGAACCTGCTCCAACTGTGGATTCTGCATTAACATCCTTTGGTTTAGACAATTCATGTATTGATTCTTTTAAACAACTCATACATTTCCCATGATACTTCCCATCATCTTCTTTGGTCGCTACCATAAGAATAAGACAATAAGGGCAAAGGAAGGTGCTTTCAAATTTCCCTATAACTTTTACCGGAGCGGGCTTCCGCTTCTGATAGAACTCCATCTCGCTCGGAGCGGCGAATATCCTTCGAGGAGTTTCAGACTTATCATCAATAATATCAAAGCCGTCAATTATCTTTTTAAGTTTCCCATCAATAGTAAGTACCGGCCCATGAACTTTCAGCACACGATAAATATTCCCTACCGCAATATCAATAGGTGCGTCTTTCGCCCGTGGTTCAACCTTAATACACCTCACTAAATCCTCTTTCCTTATTTGATTATCTTCAACAGGGGGAACGGCGACGGAGGAAGAAAGGGAGACCTCCGCCGCCGGAGTCGCTACGGAAACAAGGGGAACCGTAGCTAATGGTACTACAATCTTTTCGTCGCTAATATTTAAAACAGATTTATAAAGTTCAGAAATAGGCTTATCGGCTTCGTAGGGGAACTGAACCTTCTTCCCACTATCCATCGTTACATGAACAATAATCATGTGGGCTTGTCCGTCTGAATGAAGGAAAGCGTCAGATTCCCCTAATCGAATTTCCATAACTATCCACCTCTTGTAGATGCCCAGTTGCCTCTTGATACATCTTAGAATATTTATTTTTAGGAATTATCGTTTGACGATAAAGCGGAATAGGTTTTTTAACTTCATTGCCTCCTGAGTCCGTTGTTCTTAAAAATCCTTTTGTTTGTTTAATTATGTGAGACATAATCGTCGGGGTTCTCCTTCTTGGCTTGTTCTAAATTCGCTTGTCCCTTCGCATAGTCCGTAGGAATCTCTGGAAACCAAAACTTGCAATGAATAGACTTCCGATAATCAATATTGTGAATACGAAGCGTGTCCTTATGATAGTCCCAGAGTCCTTCTTCGTTATCAACGAGGGTCTTACACATCATGCCAACTTGATATTCCAACTCGTCTATTACGTTTCCTTTTTGTCCAGTGGGGTTAGAATCGCTTTCGGTAGGGCCGTATTTATCTTTCCTTAATCTTTTTTGGAAGGTTATAATTTTATTCCATTTGAGGATTTCTGATTCAATATCCTTTCGGAATCCAAGAGGACATTTGAACTCGTCGAAAATCCAACGCCATATCGCCCTCCAAAGAAGTGCTATAGGCATTACCTTGTCCGGCGAAGCGTCGGAAAAAAGCATTTCATTTGGAGTTTTGTTTTTATGAGACATAACTATTGTTTCATTGCCGCTTGGCCTTCACTAACGTCTTTGTGCGCTCCGGCCAGATTCTTGCCAATCTTAGATTTCTCCTCGGCAATTTTAAGTTGCATCATCTGTTGTTGCATCTGCTGGTCAGCCTGTCTACGTTTATCCATATCACTTTGCTCGGCGACATTATCAGGATTAACGCCAAG